CCGCTTTATATCAGACACATTGTCTGCACCAATTGCATCATCGCAATATGTTACTAAGTCCATTAACTCATAGTTTGTCAAGAGTAGCTCTGCATTTGCATTTAACTCTTGTATATACTTATATTTGCCATCTATGGGAATGTTATCATAGATGGTCATTGCATCTCCATACTCCCCAATAAGTTGCTCAGCTCTCTTTGGCCCGATACCGTTGATGCCTGGAACGTTGTCGCCCTTATCGCCGGTTAAACACTTGAAAGAGATATACTCTTCCGGAGTTACATTGTAGTGTTCATTCCAGTTATTTATTGTAACTTCTTTTCGAGTAACGTAAGAAAATCTACTTACTCCGTCTTGGATTAACAAGTCCCAATCTCGGTCACTTGATACTAGCCAAATCTCATCTAACCCATACTCCTTCTTACGTTTTACAAGATGGGCAGCAAGATCATCTGCCTCTACACCTTGATAACGAAGAACAGGAAACGACTCTGAGAGAAGCTCTAGTGTTCCTTCATACTCATCAAAGAAGTCTATAAATGCTTGCTTCTCTGCTTCTGTTTGTTCTGCGTACTTATCTTTACGATTCTGTTTGTACTCTGGTAAGATCTCTTTACGATAACTCGAAGAACCCCAGTCTGCGGTAATAATAATATTACCACATTTATATGACTGGGCTAAAGATCTAACTGTCTGGACATAATCGTCTCTAAAATCTGTTCTGCCTTGATGCTTCCAACGGAAGGCTAAGTTCAACGCATCAATTACTAGAGTCTTACCTTCTTTACCTGATGTTGCTTCATTAAAACTAAAGGCCACCTATCCACTCCACTTCTTCTGTGTCTAGCCAATCCTGTGCAAGCATTACATAACAGTTTAAGAATCCAATGTACAAATACTGTTTAGTATTGACTGGTTCTTGCTCTGTGCATACAAATACTTTAGATCGGTCATATTTAAAAAATAGCATTGGCTTCTGATCGCCACCTGCCGCTTGTATTACTACTTTCTTCCACCAGCGAATCAAATTGTTTGTTTTAGGTTGTGTGAATATCTTGTCTGTCAATGCAGACTCTTTATAATTCTTTACTTCAATACAAAAATGATTCCGCTGATTGGGGACGTATAAGTCCCCTTTCAAATACTCTAATGCTCCGGATGCTGGTACTCGTTCAAACTTCAGCCCAGTCGAATCTCTCAGCATATCTCTCACTAGATACTCGCCCCTCGCTCCCTTCGCTCTCGAATCTACCATCTTCTTCCTCGTTTGTCTTGGACTCTTTGAGTTCCAGTTCTTCTTGTGCTTTGAGGTGTCTCCACCACAATCTTCTTCTACCTGCCGACATCTCTACTCCAATACGCTGACATTGTCACGCTTGACGACTTCAATCTTTTCGAGGAGTGGGTGAGTCCAACCATGCGATACGATATAAGTATTTAAATCTTCTCGAAGCAATACTTCTACCATACGCTCTCTTCCTGTCTCATCGAGTACATTGATAACCTCGTCTAAAAATAAAACATTTATTCTTGACTTTGAAATACTACTCATTAGCTGACGAATAGCCAGTAGGGTAGCGGTGTTTACTCGGGCAAGTTCTCCAGAAGAGAGAGCAAGAATATCAATGATACTGCCTGCATCTGTAATCTGCACATTAAGTTTGTCATTCGATACTACAAACTCTAGTGTAAACCTACCATCAGATAGTTCGGCTAGATAAGTATTTGTCAACTCTTCTAGCTCTTTTACTAAATTCTCAATCTTGTAGGCAAGCAATCCGTTCGTACTAAATGCTTTCTTCAAGATGTCGAGCGTAGTTTCCTTACTTTGTAATTCTACTAGCTCTGCCTTGTGCGTTTTTTGCTGATCTTTGAAGTCACCCGTCTGTTCCTGGATTACTTCGATTCGGGTGTTCAGTCTGTTTCTACGCTCGTTCTCGGCTCTAAGTTTTGACTCCTGCGCTTTTGCTTCTTGTACTCCTGTACGGCTGCTTCGAAGGCTGGCTTCAAGCTCCGCACTGCCCACATGATCCGCAGGGATAGAGCTGTCATAAGACTGATAAAGCATTTCCCAATCTCGGATAGCCTTTCTGTTACTTTCAAATCTTCCATTATTTGCTTTAATTTGTTTAAGCTGTTCTGTAAGTTCATCTAATTCCCCCTTTGCTTCTGCAAATTTCTTCTGCTCTACTTCGAGCATCTCTTTCTCTTTCGAACTGTCTATCGGGCCGCCACACGTAGGGCAAGTATCCCGAATATCTCCTAATTGTTTTAGGGTTTTCTGTGCACCCGCAGCGACTGCTCTAATTTCTCCAATCTCTGACATGAGATCTTCGGACTCTATAAACTCTACTTTGTCTGCATTTAGAGCGTCAATATTTATAGCATCGAGCTGGTTTTTATATCCGTTATTCTTAGAAATTTTATCAGAATTTTCAGTCCACTTATCAAGTTCATTCGTCCAATGACGGAGATCTTTCTCGTGTTCTTCCAATAAACTTTCTACTTTTAACATGGGTAGTACATCGGTACTCTCAAGTTTGTTATTTTCCAACCATTTTTCTACGGTTGCTAACTGTGCTGAGACGGCTGTACTTTTGGTAGTTGCTTCTTTCGATGCTGCTTTAAATACGTCGAATAAATCTACATAATGCTCTAACTGAAGAAGGTCGATTAAGAACTTCTTACGATTAGCATCTGTTGCTGTAAGAAACTGCAGGCTCGCATTAGTGTTTTGATATACCAACTGCGAGAATGTTTTGAAATCTATTCCAATAATGCCTTGAATAGTCTTGTATGTGTTAGTAGCCGTATGACTACTAATGTCTTCACCATCTTTCTCTAGTTTTACTTTGATACTAGACTTACGTTTGATAGTGATCTCATATGTCGAACCATCTTTAGTGAAGGTAAGAGATATGTTGTATCCGTCGTTGATATGTCTGTTCGGAATATCAACCTTTTTAATTCCTTTTGAGTTCTTGTTGTAGAGAGCTTCTTCGATGATTAACGGAATAGACGACTTGCCCATTCCGTTAGTACCAATAATCTGTGTTACTGCGCCATCATCCAAGTCTAACTCGTTACCAGAACCATAACTAAAGCAATTATCCCATTTCAACTTTTGAAGCGTAATCATTGTATGTTCCTAATATCTCTGGTATTGAACTTTCTGGTAATTCTAAAATATATGTCAGATACTCTGCTAACTCTTCTTGTATCGACATATCCTTATCTATAATCAGGCTTGCCTCGGACTTTCGTTTTACCACTTTCTTATCTAGTAGATCTGAGTTCTTAACTCCAGCCAGTTCTTGAATATCGCCTTCTACTTCGTAGATCGTGTGGTGATAATCAGTCGGTATCATTTCGGATTGATTTGATACTGTCTTTCTCAATAACTGTGGTAGTCTGAACTCTTCCCACATCCAGCTCCAGTCCTGCTCATTGATAAGCAAGTAGCCTGTTTTAACTATACTTCTGTGAAAAGAAGTAGTCATAGGACTACCAGGGTATACAATGTTACGCTGACTGTTACTATGGGAGTGTAAATCTCCGGAAAATACTACAGGAAAGTCTTCGAACCTGTCTAAATCTACTTCTGGCTTAACGTGTGGAGGTATTTCTCCACGAACATGAGTAAACAGAGGTTGACTTGTATTAAACTGCTCGATGCTACCCTTACGATGAAGATCTGTGTAAGGCAAGATACCATACCCCAGATCTTCGTCAACGTAAGAGATGTCCACAATATGTATCAGAGGGTTAATATCTCTTGATACTTGCTTCAGCTGTGTAAAGAAGGTTTTGTACTTCTTTGTAGCCTCATGGTTCCCATCGTAGATAACGGTTGGAATCTTTACTCCACGAATAAACTTGAAGTAAAGTTCCAACTCTTCCATATTTGGCAGTCTATCAAACAGATCACCACCTATAATGTGCATATTGCACTCTTTCTCAAGTTCATACACTTGCTCAAAGAATAGATTATAGCGGTTTAAAGCCCATGATACTGGGACGTTCTTCTGTCCCAGCTTTATGTGCCAATCTGCTGTGTATAAAATCATCCGATGTTAAACTCAGCTTCGAGTGCTTCATCATCAGTTTCTGCGCCTGCATTGCGTAGGCGATCTAGCAGTTCTTTCTGTGCGTCTGCTGTTGGGCGAGGCATAACATCGTCCATAGACTTAAGATCAGCAATAGATGCCAACTCGTCTTCAGTCAGAGCACGTGGCTTGCACTTCAATGCTTGTAGTTGGTACTCAACATTGTAAGGCAGTGGGCCAGTCTTTACTCGCTTGAAACATACGTCCCAGCCAGTAGAATGATCAGTAGGGTCACCAAGATCTTCTGCGGCAGTAATTACTTGCTCCCACAACTTCTTCTTGAGATTTGCTACTTTAACCTTACCATCGGTAGGGTCGATTACCTGTACAGCGTAGCTCCAGCCACACTTAAGGTCTGGGAAGTATTCACGAACCCAATCTTGTTCTTTGTTGTTGAATCGCTCGGCATTGCGATCGAATGATAGACACTCCAAAGGAATGTTCTTGCCGTTCTCGCCTTCAATCCAGTAGACGTAGCGAGCTAGGATGTCGCCGACGATACGCATTTTATTGTCTCCATCTTTGTACTGAAAAGTAGAGATAGATGATTTTTGTGCGCCGCCAGTTTGCTTATTAAATGATAATGCCATTAGTGTGTATTCTCCGTTGTGACTTCTTCATATAGAAAGTGAATCTTATCACCATGTATACGAAGTAGGCTGTTGTCTTCTATTAAATCTAAATCTACAGGACAATGTAGTAGATCTAGTGTAGTTTGTTGTGTTGCTATGTAATCCGCCATGCTCCGAACTGCAGCTAGGGCGTAATATATTGCCACATCTCTGTGACCGTACTTATAAGCGTTCAGTGCCATGACATCTGCATGAAGCAAAAAACTTGTACCATTGAAGGACTTGTTTGAGTACTTGAATATTGGATCGTATTTGTTTTTCGGTATTTGCTTCTGTATAAGCATTTCCATTATACGGCAACATTCAAGTGCACTGCCTTCCGCTTCGTCAAAAACTCTTTCCCAGCTAAATAAGAACACGTATTATACTCTCTTTTAAGTAAGTTGTCAAGAACTATTTTTTTAAAGGTATTTCATCGACCAATCCTGTTTCATGTAAAATCCTACCCTGTTCGAGGCTTGCCTTTGCGCAGTCTTACCTCGTAGGTGGATATCCACAACCACTGGATCAATCTTCCCTTCTTTCTTTCGTATTACCCGACCTACTAACTGCGTAAGCAGGGGCTCATTGTTTACAGGTGTGCCCAGTATTAGGCAGCTGAGGTTATCAACAGATATGCCCTCCGAGAAAATTGCCTGCGTTCCGTAGAGAACATTAGCGTCCCCGTAGAGAATTCTGTCTACTAGCTTCTCTCTTTCCTCATGCGATACCTCACCTGTAACACATACGGCTTTTTCACCAGTCAGCTCGGCGCAGGTCTTAAGAAACCCAACTCGATCGCTTACTACAAGGACTTTATGTCCTCTGGCAGCATATCCTGCGGCTAACATGGCTATTGTATGCCGATATTCCTCATCATTTGCTAACTTTGTCACTCTATTAGCCCAGGGTATCTTAGCACCATCCATGAATCGTATCTCAGAATGTACTAGATGGATACTAGGGGTCATATAATTTTCTTTTGGTGGTTTAAACAGCTTACTACCAAAGTAATCTCTAAATACTACGTGCTTTCCGTCTTTTCTTTCGATAGTTCCTGATAGGCCTATCTTGTATCGACAATAATTTGTGTCGAGGATCTTAGAAAAGGTCGGACTACTAACGTGGTGCATCTCATCGAGTATGATAGTGCCAAACTCTTTACGAATCTTATCAATATTACGATACAAAGTCTGTGTATTCCCGATAACGATAGGAGCATCAAGATTAAACTGTCCGCTACCTATGATGCCAGGTTCAATTCCGTAGACTTTCTTTACTTCTTTTGCCCACTGATTACGCAGTGAGACAGTATGGGTAACTACAAGTGTTTTTTGACCTAACTTACCTGCAATTGCAAGACCTGTAAAAGTCTTTCCCCAACTGACCCACGCGTTGACTATAGCATTATCTTCGATCTCATCATATACGTCTTTCTGGCTAGGTCGTAAGTCAAACTTGAACTCAGGAAATTCTACTGGCTTCTCAATACGCTTATCGACTATTTCATAGTGATCTGGGATCAAATCCATGCGTCCAATCGGCATAGAAATCAACCCGTTACGAATTAGTCCCATATTCTTGATCATCTGAGGAGGATCAAGTGGATTGTGCGTAGGAATAGCATAAGTAAGCTCATCGTCGATCTGCTTTTGCAATTCGGCGGTGCATTCCATATATATTCTGTTACTAACGACTGCTTTCATATTATAGCTCTAGCTCATTCTTAGCAATGATGTATGATTTAACGAAATCTGAACGCACAATATCTTCTACTTCAAAGTCGATAAAGTCGAATAGTTCCATACGTTTTAATACCTGCATAAAGTCTTTCATTCCGCTTTGGCTCTGCTTTAAATCCGCTTGGCGGAAGTCACCACAGAAAATAACTCTACAATTACTGCCCATACGGGTAATAATTGAGTCTAGCTCGTGAAATGACATATTTTGGCACTCATCAATCAAAATAACTGCATCTCTGAGTGTAATTCCTCGTATATAAGAGGTAGTCATAAATTCTACTATGTTTTTCTGCTTCATGATGCCGTAAGCATCGCCTCTCTGGAACAATTCGTTAGCAATGTCCTTATAGGGTTCTTCATATACAGAACCTTTCTCTTTCTCGTTACCTGGAAGGAAACCAATGTCACGAGTAGGGACAGCACTACGAATAATTACTAGTTTTTCGTAAATACCTTTGGACATATCATCAAAGGCAAGGTAGCTTGAAATGAACGTCTTTCCTGTACCGGCTAAACCATGCAAAATCAAATGTTTACTTGATTCGAATGCTTTAACTTGGTTACGGGTTAATGGTTCTATTTCGTGTAGGTCAAGACTTGCTCCTGCAAGAGTCCTTCGTTTCTTAGCCATATTATACTTTTCTTCTAGTGTCTTTGAGTTTCATTTCAGAATACTCGTAAAGCATCCACGGAAGTCCATGTAGATGCAAGATACCCGCCCACTCCATACCGGCAGCAGGAGGTCGTGGTACGGTAAAAGGCGTTTTCACACCCTTTACTCGTATTATAGAAGCAGTATCTTTCAATACTACATCTGTAATTTTCATATACTTTAGTTTACACATCAGTGTTTTCTGATATGCAAAAGGTGTACCCTTCGAGTCAATAAAGTAAGGGTTGCTCTGCTTCAATATACCATTATGAGACATGATAGCTCGCTTTAATACATACTTGTCCCGAAAAGGGGTCTGCATTCTGCGGATACCAAGTGTCTCACCGTCCATATTAGTATCGTCGACTAACTGGTCATTGATAAACAATAACCCGTCAGCACGAGTCCAGTCCCCAGACTCAATCTTATAGACTGGAAACTCTATCTTGTCTATATCTCTATAAGTCAGAACCATACATCTTCTCGAATTTACCGCCCGAATAGTCTTCGTGAATAATCTCGAAGTCACAACCGACTGGTACGCCTGGGATAGAAATACCTCTATCCATTTGAATGTACTTGGCTAACTGCTCCATGTACTCATCAACTTCTTCATCTGGTACTTCTGCAAGAATGGAATCGTGTACTAGAGCAAAGATACGAGCTTTCTTACCTGTAGCTTTAATCCATGAACCCATGTCAATAGCACCTAAGAGGTTAATATCAGAAGCAGCAGACTGCACCAGAAAGTTAAGACCAGACCTAATGCTATGACTTTGGATACCCGAATCTGTAGAGGCGACATTTGGTAATCTCCTTTTGCGACCGAAGAAACTGTAAATGAAGCCATTCTGTTTGATGAACTTCTGGTTGTCCTCGATCCAGCTTTTTAGTTTATGGAACTCCTCGAAGTAATCATTGATAACCTCAGTAGCTTCTTGTGGGCTAAAGTAACTGCCCGAATCTTTTGTAACTTGTTCACTAATCTTCTTCGGCCCAGCACCATACATAATACCGAAGGTTACAGCTTTAGCAGCCTGTCTCTTAGTTCCGTATAGCTCTGCTACTTCAGAAGCCTCGCAAGGTAGTTTAAATACTCGCTTTGCGATCTGTGAGTGGAAGTTACCACCTGCCCTAAATACATCCATCAACGCTGTGTCTTTTGCTAGGATAGCGGCAACATATACCTCTGCAGTTGTCAAATCCATTGCAACAATCTTATGCCCCGGAGCTGCTTTGATACAACCTTTTACAATAGGGTTATCCCTAGGTAGCTGCTGCATATTGAGCTTACCGCTAGAGCTAAGACGGCCACTAGTTGTACTATGGAGATTAAAACCTGTACGTAGTCGAGAATCCCTATCCAACTGAGGTATGATCTTGTCCAAATAAGTATTCTTAATTTTAGACTTCTGACGGATGGATAGAATAAGTCCCGGGACTTCTGATTGCTCAGAGAGAGCCTCAAGTACTTCCGCATCTGTGCTGTTTGCTCCAGTACCAGTCTTCTTTCCAGTCGGATTAAGACCAAGGAAATCAAAGAGTAAGTTACGAAGTTGCAAAGTACTATTAGGGTTAAAATCTTTTCCATTTATTTTCTCAAACTGCGAGATAGCAGGGTTTTGGTACAGCTCTGCTACTGCTGCGTCAATTTCGTTTTGCATCAAGGATTGAGACTTTACAAGTCTGCCCTGATCGAAAGGTACGCCATTATCTTGAATATCTGTAAGGAATCTACAACCTGGAATCAGAATGTTATCATAGACTTTGCACAAACGCTTATTTCCTTTAATTTTTACAAACTTCTCGTAAAGCAAGAAGGTACAGGCAGCATCCATGCCTGCGTAGAGCTTCATAATGTCAAAGGGAATATCTCCCCAGTTGAAGTCATTCTTGAGAATACCATGTTCTTTACGATAGTTTGCAATCCAATCGTACATTGGTTTCTCGTAATCCCCATAAATCGTATACTTCATAGACAACTGCTTCAATCCGTGAGTACCTGGATTCTCATCAATGAGGTAGTGCAGTAGCATTGTATCTTCAAAGTTAGGGAACTTAAAGTTAAAGTGGTACTCAAAGAAGGCCAAGTCGAACTTAGCGTTATGAAATACTACTATCTTTTTATCAAACAGTTCTTGTAGAAGTCGCTCAGACTCTTCGTCTAGGCACTCCGTGTCAATATAAGCCCCGCGGTCTGCTTCATAGGAAAGAGACAGGCCGAGGATGTGACCATCACGAGGATACAACCCCGTAGTTTCCGAATCGAGTGCAACGTAAGGCAGAGGTGCGTCAATAGCTGCTTGAAAGAAAGCATTCGCTTCAGCAGTGTCCTGAATACCCCAAGCATTATAGGTTGTGATTACAGTGTCTTGCTTATTATCAGTAATGTAATCTAGGATACTCTGCTTCGAGTCGTCCCACGTACGTTGGGCTTCGGGCTTGAAAGCTAACATGGCTGGGTTAATAATAGGAAGGAACTTCTCTTCTACCTTTTTTCCTGAGTACTCTGTAATAGAGTTAATTGGTGTAAAGTATTTAAGTGCGTCGCTACCTACTAAAATAACCCAGTCATAGTCATCTGTATTGATTTGAATGTCGCAGTCCCGTTTCAATACTTTCTTGATAAAGGGGTCTGAACATAGCTGATACTGGTCGAACTCGAACTCATCGTCGAACTCGCGCTTGAAATTGGTCTTACTTGGTTTGGTTTCTACTAATGCAACCTTAGGCATTTTTCTATTTCCTCATAGCTTAGAATACTGTGTAAATGTTTATCATGCAACCCAATGTTGCGCTGATTTATGTGGAACTGTCCTTCTCCGGTGTTTCCTCTGTGCTGCTTGTTACAGTATCCGATACTGTCATCTATCTCTTTAGTGTGCATCTTGTATATTACTAGACAATCTGAAAAGAATATGCCGTAATATAATACATCAAAGAGATCCTTTTTAATCTGTTGAAAGTTACAATCCCAGTGCCTGCTCTCACAATCTTCATAGGAAACGTCTCTTCGTACTTGCTCGTAGATCGCCTCCATGACTGTGTACTCTGATATAGGCACTGAACTCTTCTGCCAAGCTCTCGAAAACTTACACTCAATCCGAGTCCCCTCACTTTCTAAATCGTACTTTACATCATTTGATTCTCTAGCATTTATTAGCTTTTTTACTAATAGTTCTGCTACTGTTCCGAATCTTCTAGTGTGTAACCTGAAGATTCCCTCACGTAACTCACTCATACAGCTTCCTCTTTAGGGTTCGTACTGCTTGTTCCTGCAATGCCCCAGGATCTGTGTCCTTGAGGCAGATATTTCTGTGTGTCAGCTCTACGTTTTCGCACATAGTCTGAACGTGCTTTGCAGCATCCTGACCCGCATCGTCCCCGTCGAAAAATATATCTATTGAATCTACGCCCTGAATGGATAGCATTCTTAACTTATCTTCATTGATATTCTTTGTACCGAAGCAACAAACTGCATTGGTCAAGCCTTTATCGTGCAAGTTGATCATATCAAAGATACCTTCTACTAGAATAACTGTACCCTGGATAGGCTTTACTACAGGGAATAAAGGCATCTTCGCACCCGCAGGCGTGATCATATATTTAGGTGTACCGCCTGTTGTATGACGACCATTGAACGCTGCAATACGACCAGATATGTCTCGTACCGGAAATACAATGCGTCCGATAAAATCAGGATCTGCGTGCTGAAACGCTTCAAATCTTTTGTAAGTTTCAGGCTTAATACTTCGCCAGTTACCTGTATAGGGCATAACATTCTTGGGAAAAGACAAACCAACACTTTCAGACCTCTTATCTATAATTTTACGTTTTAGCAGTTCTCGTCTTTGTTGTAGTTGGTTTGCCTTTTCCCCAAAATGCGTGAAAAGGTTACCTTTGTATCCGCATGAAAAGCATTGGTAGATACCAGTCAGCTGATCAATACGCATACTAGGATTTTTATCATCGTGTTCTGGATTTAGACAACGTACTAGGAAGTCTCCACCCTTTGGAATAAAATAAATGTCTTTGCGTTTTAGTAGTTCTTCTACTGTCATACTAAGTTAGTCCAATCTGTAGTTTTGTCTAGCATTGTTACTTCTGGGTATGTGTCTACTAGTTTCTGGTAGATACCCGCATTATTCATTCTTAGTCCGTAGCTACTCTTATGGCAGAGATATGTACTGCCTGATACGCCATGAAATACAAAGTAATCGCCTTCAATCTCTACTTTTACAATACCACTATTGAGCTGCCAGCAATCACTATCCAAATAGCCGCCAGACCAGCCGGCGAGTACCTTGTATGTAGTTTCTTCAAAAGCGCACTTCAAAACAACCCAGTTATCGGGAGTGTTGTTCATCGACCAATATCCTTTACGTTGTCTCTACTGATTACTTGGTAAGCACCTTTGTTATATGCAGGTGCAATAGTATATTTGGAGTCTAGCTCATGGCGTTCTGCGGCTGAAGTATCGTGAGAACCGTTGTCAGCAGACCTATACTCCGGAAGATCTCGACGATAGTAGTCGGACTCTTTCAGCGGTGTAAAGTCTGGTGTATAAGCCTTACGTTTCTTTGGTAAAGGTTTGCGTCGTCTACCTGAGGTAGTGTGTCGTAAACTGCCGAATGTATGTGCCATTTGCTTTCTCCCCATTTATGAAACATAATTATACGCAAAATGAGACTAAAAGTCAAGAACTATTTTAAAGATCGTGAACGTCTTCACCAGTCTTATGGGAAGAATCGTCTTTCTCTTTAGGTGTCAAAGCAGTGTCGGGTCCGATTTTCAAGGACTCCCAATCTACTGTAGATGTGAAAGACTTCATAGAAGCAGAACGCATTTTTACACAATTGAAGGTCATGCAACCATCTTCGTGATCCCAGGTCTCAAGAGTATAGGCTGCATCAGCCGCATCAAGAATACCTTTAGCAAAACGCGCTTCACCACTAGCGTCTGTTTGATATGGTGAGAATACGGTACAATCGTACTCTTGTGCCATTGACTTCAATGCTTTACTTACTTCGATCTGCTCAGTCCAGTCATACTGACCGCCACGAGAAGGAAGGTTCGACCGCTTAACCTGGTTGATATAATCAACAATAACGACTCCGACATTCATCGACTTAACCTTTTTATCAAGCTCGGCTCGAATCTTGGCTAAGGTGAGAGATGGATCATAAACTACATTCAACTGTTGAGTCGGGAGGATCTCGCAGGTTGTCTTTAGCTCATGATGGAACTTCTCAAAGTCTCTATGTTCTTTATATTCGGTTAAGCGATCTTGCCCATTTATAAAACGATTTGCCCACCAACCTGCGACCTGCTCCCACTCTCCAACACTAAGATTCTTAGTACGAAGGCGTGAAAAAGGTACTCCAGTGGCGATAGCGCAACATCGTTGCAAGATAGACCGACTATCCATCTCAATAGTGAAATAGATAGCCGACTTCCCAGATTCGTAAACATTGTTTGCAATGTTAGCACAGATTACCGACTTGCCCGCACCTCGTTTACCACCTACCATAACCAAATCTCTAGGCGAGAATTGAATATCAAGGTCGTACTCTTCGTTTAGGCCAAGTGGTATGTACTTAGCTAAATCTTCCTCAGGCTCGAACAGTTCAATACGTTGCATACTTTCCTGTGGTTCCTCCAGATCAACTTTGTCTTCGATGTCGAGGACAATTTGATGAAGGTGATCAACCGATTCTTGTGCATCTTCAAAAGCTACACTGTTTTCGACATAATCTTCGAGCGAGGTTAGAATCTCTTTCTGAGTATATTCGTTCTTCAGGTACTGAAGGAGCATATATGGCTCAGCATCAACCTTGACGGCTTCTACTGCATACAACTTCTCACGAGTACTAGAATCACGAATCTCAAGTTTAAGATCCTCAATCGAGGGCATCTTATGGAACTTCTCAGAGTGCTTATCAATAATTGAATGCAAACTGTGATACTCACTAGGCAAATAACGCTTATGCACCTGGGTCCAAGTCTCAAAGTCTTGGATCTCAAGTGTGCGTTTAATTAAGGCACTAGCGATGTTCAATGAAATTCTCCCGATTCATATTAAGGATGACAGACCCCGAAGAGCCTGCCATTGGAACTACCGAATATTCAGTAGCTGATACTAAGTTGGATTAAGCTGATGCTTTTTCTTTCTTAGCTGCGCCGTCATAGTCAGCGGCAACGAGGCCACGACGAGTCAGCATGGTCTTAACACCGCGAGCAGTTTTGCCAATCGCTTCAGCGATAGACTCAACAGTCTGAGTGCTCAGATCGCCCAAGGAAGCCAAAGGATCTTCTTTAGAAGCGCCTTTAGTTACTTCTTGCTTAGGGATAGCGCCAATCTCACCAGAACGCAACAGGCTCAGAGCCTTACCACGTACAGAGTTGATTGAACGACCCATAGCTTCAGCAATAGCTTCTACGAAAGCACCGTCATTGACGAGCTGAACGAAAGCTACTTCTTCTTCTGGAGTGTAAGTACGTACAGCTTCAACCTTAGGGGCTGGCTTAACGTGCTCGGTCAATTCCATAGAAAGGATCTTGCCTTGGATTGACTTAGGTGAGAAAGCGCCGTCTTCAAAGTGACCTGCGATCTCAGCATAAGTGTATGCACCGCTGTTGTCAGTGACAAAAGCAGATAGGGTAGCTTCTTGAGCGTCGGTAAAAGACTTACCACCAGCCGCTGAAGCGAGTTCTACGTCAAAGCCCATCTTGCGAAGTTTGCTAGAAATAGAACGTGTAGAGGTTTCAAGCTGAACAGCTGCTTCTGCAACAGTAGCTTGTGATACGGGGCTTTCGCCACCGACGAATTCAGTTAGTTGAGCAGTACGCTCATCAGTCCACTTAGGTAAAGTTGACATATTTTTATTCTCCAATAAATTGATTTAGGTTGGTTACAATAGTTACGCCAGCATCCCTGGCTTTAGTAGTTTTAGCGGATTCAACACCGCTTTCATTCACCAGGATCGTGACATCCTTTGTCAGACTGGTCTTGACTGCATAACCAAGCTCTTGTAAGACTTGGTGTGCTTCTGCCTTGGTTTTGTAGCTCACTAGCTTTCCAGTGATACATACAACACCTGCAGTTGCAGAAGGTGTTACGGGTTTTTCAAACTTGAAACTAAAAGGTAGAAGAGATACTTCATAAAAGTAGTTCTCTACCCAGTTACACAAGTTGTTAGCTGTTTTCTCTCCTAGACCTGCCTTGCGGCATATTTCGTAGTCTATTTCTTCAATATCATTGCAGACTTTGGAAAGTTTTTCCGTTGCAGTCTTGCCTACGAGAGGAATACTAAATGCAGGTAACAATACATTTAGAGGAGCTGATTGAGAACGCTCCAGCTCATCTAATAACTTTACTGCAAGCCTTTGAGATCCAAGGGCGTGGGCGATGTCATCTAACGTAAGTGCGTATAATTCCTCTAAGTGAAGAATATCCAGTTTAACGATCGTGGCAGGGCCTAGTCCTTTTATCTTTAGTGTCTTAGCAAAGTGTTCGATGAGCTTGAGAGCTTTCTCCCCACAATGTGGGTTTACACAATATAGAAGATGATTGACTTCGTTCAAAACTGAATTACAGCTAGGGCAATTACTTGGTGCTTCGATCTTGGTCATGGTCTTTCCTCTAAAATTGAATATGTATTATACGGACTTTTAAGATTATTGTCAACAATTATTTTTTCTAAGGTCAAAAAGGATCAACCCTACCAACAATGCGAGGTATAATCTCGCCAGACCGTATAACTTCTACTTGACAACCAATCTCAAGATTGAGGTCACGTATATACTCAATATTGTGCAACGTAGCGCGAGATACAGTAGCTTCACCAATCACAATAGGATCTAAGATCGCTACTGGACTAACAACGCCGCTCTTACCAAGCTGCCACACAACATCGAGGAGTGTGGTAATCTCACCCGACTTCTGCTCTTTAAGAGCGAAAGCACCACGTGGGTGTTTAGCAGTATGCCCTAATTCTTCAAAGTCACGAGTATCTCTGAGACGATATACTTCGCCATCAGTAGGATAGTCCGTAACATCAAAGTTTGTAACTACGTTCAGTCCCATAGCTCTGATAATGCCCATCTCATTAGTCCACGTAGGAACGGAATGAGGGAAAGCATCATAAGCTACAAAGACCAAAGGGCGAGTTTTGAACTCTTCAATGTCGTTCAAACCAAGCGACCCCGAAGCGAAGTTACGTGAGTTAGGAATACTACTAGGAGCAACGACTTCGCCAGTAATCTGCACAACTCCATTATATAAGTCTTTAAATCGACCTACACGATGCAGTTTAGTAGGCACTAGCTCTGCCATTTTGTCAGTAATATCTCTACCTTGTATACCATCTCCACGAGTTAAAGCTAACTCTAGTAGACCATTTACATATAACAAAGATACTGCTGCTCCATCTAATTTAGGAGTGCGGGTACACTCATTAACGTCGAGAGGAGCATCTGACAAGTCAAAACACTTCTGTAAACTATACATCTGATAAGTATGAGGTACAGCATCTGTAACCTTATACCCTACAGTATTATAGTTGTGTTTAGTAGCCAACAGATCAAACTCTACGTCTGAGAGTACCGGAGTACCTTCGTAGTAAAGTTTACTTGCTTGGTCTAAAAATTCTCGCATATTATTTCTCCTAAATTTGAAAAGATATTATACGCAATTTCACCAAGTTTGTCAACAACTATTTATAGATATCGTCAATTAAATCCATAAAATTATCTTCTATCAAGGACTTAGACTCTGCGAGGGATAGTATCTCTGTAAGCCCTGCAAAAAGCTCACGAGAGTTACTAAGGTCAAGTGGCATAGCTACACCTTCCGGTGTTGGCTTCCACTCCTCATCAAAGTCCATATAGTACTTGCGTAAGTGAAGATACTCAATACCTCTAAAAGTATTGATAGTTAGTCTGATCTGAACCTCTTTTACTGTATCATAATGTATTACACGAGAATAAGCCTCTGGGCTTTCGTGCAAGTCCATTATCGTCTGCCTTCATTCTTGAGAATAGATGACAGCGGCACTACGCTTGATACGGCGGAGGGGCGAAGTAAACGATAAGAGTCTGTGTCCCAGCAAAAGAAAAGAAGAGTATCTTCAGTCTCTTTAGCGCGATTCTTCTTGCCTTGAATATAAGGTGTTGAAAAGTCTAGGGTACAGACATTGTATTTTAACTTTCTGGAGTGCTCACTACGATAGGTAATGATAGCGTCTCCATAGTCTTGCACTAAACGTGCTAGTTCTTGCTTTTTCACTAGATTTTCCTTTTGTAGTAGTTAGCAATCATTATTGTAACTTACATACTTAAAGGTCATTATTCTAGGTACAAAGAAACCCCGCTAGACGAATCTAGCAGGGTGGTATTACAAATTAACCTTCGTCAGAAAGTAGAGTAGTAATGTACTGTGCGGCTTTACCAGTCAACTTAGAGATGATCTCTTCGTCAACAGACTTACCTGCGTCAGT